GTGCGTTATACTTTAACAGTGTTGATGAAGTCATGAAGGTGTACACAGGTAGCCAATGGGTTGCCGCATACGCTGACGTGTCTGGTGCGCTACTGGCTGTCAACAACCTTTCTGATCTTAACAATGCAACATCTGCTCGTACTAACCTAGGCTTAGGCACTGCGGCAACGACAGCATCTACAGACTACGCTACTGCGGCACAGGGTACACTAGCTGACTCAGCAGTACAACCGGGTGATCTAGCTACTGTAGCAACCACTGGAGCCTACTCAGACCTCACAGGAAGCCCTACAGCAGTCTCTAGCTTTACAAACGACTCAGGGTACATCACAGACTACACAGTCACTCAGGGAGACGTTACAGCGCATCAGGCGGCACTGTCGATTACTGAGTCACAGATTAGTGACCTGCAGAGTTATCTTACTAGCATCCCAGATAATTACATTTTAAATACAGGTGATGCGATTACCGGGGATTTGACCTTTGGTGATAACAATAAAGCTGTCTTTGGTGCAGGATCGGATTTACAGATTTATCATGATCCTGTTAATGGTTCATTTATTTCTGATACTGGGTCAGGAAACCTTAGATTAAGAGGCGCAAGCTACGTCATCTTGGAGTCTGATACCGGAGAGACTTATGCTCAAGGCGAAAAAGATGGGGCATTTTATGTTTATCACAACAATGCTCAGAAACTCGCCACAACCTCCACAGGCATTGACGTAACAGGCACAGTCACGGCTGATGGATTGACGGTTGATGGTACTGCACCAGTAGCAAAAATTAGTGCAACTGGAGGAGGCACAGCAGAACTTAATCTACATCGTGTAGCAGATGATGATATTTATACTGACTGGAAGATTAGAAACGAAGGCGGCCCTTTCCGCATAAGAAAAGACAACACATCTCAAAATGATTACCTGATGATTCAGGCTGATACAGATGTAAAACTGTATTACGACAATGCTGAAAAATTCACCACAGCATCAGCAGGAGTCGCTGTCACTGGACGAGCAACTGGTACGCTCACCACAGACAACGATCTGTCATTCGACATGAACGCATCTAACTACTTCAAATGCACACCAACAGGCAACGGCACACTGACGTTCACGAACATCACAGCAGGACAGTCTGGCAACATCTGGCTAGACAACTCTGGCGGTCATACTATCTCAGCCGCTTCAAGCACATACATTGCCAGTGCAGACCTCACTACCATCTCAACAGCAGGTGTTTACTTCCTGTCGTACTACTCTGATGGTACGAACGTGATGGTCAGTGCGACTCCGGCAGTCACAAGCGCAGGAGCATAACGTGGCAGTATTGCAAGGTAATGCAAAGCAAGGCTCTACACGAGGCTTCTATCCTAAGACTATTGAAGGATCGCTACGGTTTAACGATGATGACACTGCGTACCTGAGTTGGACTCCTGCGTCTGCGGGTAATCGTAAGACTTGGACTTGGAGTGGGTGGGTTAAACTAGGTGGCGCCATTTCGGGCAATACTGCCTTGTTTGTTGGCGGTTCTTCTGGAAGCAATTTTTGTTCTATTGCCTTAGACGGGAACAGCAACATTTCTTTGTTTTGGTATGTTTCATCTAGCGTTGTTGCAAATGTTACTACTTCTGCAAAACTACGTGACCCATCTGCTTGGTATCATTTACAGATTGCGGTTGATACTACTCAAGCAACAGCTTCTAATAGAATGATTGTTTACTTAAACGGTATTCAGCAGACATCGTTTGTTTCAACAACTTATCCTAGTCAAAATTATGATGGACTCATTAACAATACGAATGCCCATTATCTAGGTCAATTTGCTTCTGCGGGTTATAACTACCTCGACGGCTACCTAGCCGAAGTCTTCTTCATTGACGGTACAGCCCATAACGCTGACGCTTTCGGTGAAACCAAGAACGGTGTGTGGGTTCCGAAGAACATTACAGCCACAGACTTCACAATGGGTACGAATGGGTTCTACCTCAACTTCCAAGACGATACAGCGGTTGAGGCGTTCAACACGGTTTTGTATCGGGGTACTCAGTCAAAACAATCCATTACTGGCTATGGATTTTCTCCGGATTTAGTCTGGATAAAAAACAGAAGTAGTGCGGTCAATCATTATTTATTAGACCAAGTGCGTGGAGCTACTAAAGCCTTATTTAGCAATTCAACTGCCGCAGAAGATACTGATCCTCAGTCGTTACAATCTTTTGATTCAGACGGTTTTACATTAGGTAATTCGTATGGATTTAACGCTAGTGGCGACTCCTACGTTGCTTGGGGTTGGAAAGCAGGAGACTCCAACGTATCCAATACTGATGGCTCGGTAACCTCCACAGTACGGGCTAACCAGACCTATGGCTTCTCGATTGTTTCTTATACTGCCAATAACACTAACAACGCAACGGTAGGTCACGGGCTAGGGGCTGTGCCGGATTTCGTCTTGGTTACCGCAAGAAATTTTCCTACCGCTACCAATTGGGCTGTTTGGCATTCAAGTTTAGGAAGCATTGAATATTACCTTAGATTGAATACTACTGATGCGGTTGTAACAACTGACAACACTAACTTTGGTACTGTCGATCCAACATCTACTGTTATGAACTTAGGTTATGCAGGATCAACAAACTCAAGTACTTACAACTACATCATGTACTGTTGGACAGAGAAGGCTGGCTACTCTAAGTTTTCTAGCTATGAAGGGACAGGAAATCCAAATCTATCTGTTACTGGTCTTGGGTTTGCTCCTGCATGGATTATGATCAAAAACATAGACGATACAGGTGGCGCACAATGGATGATCTACGACAATACAAGAGACACAACAAATCCAATTAGTGCTTATTTACAAGCAGAATCAACTAACACTGAAAGCGCAATCGGAACTAACGAGATTAGTTTTGATTCAGACGGGTTTACCGTTAATTCAACAACTGACCGACTAAATAGAAATGGCGACACAATGATCTATGCCGCCTTTGCAGACACAAGAGAAGCGGCCTTCTGGTTAGATCAGTCTGGTAATGACAACGATTGGCAACCAGTCAACCTAGACCATAACGATACGTTGTTGGATAGTCCTACTGATAACTTCTGCACTTGGAATCCACTGAACAAAGGGACAAACTTAGTTACTTCTGACGGCAATTTAAGTTTTAACAATTCAACAACAGAAACCAACCATCGTACTTGTGTAGCTACTCATGGTATGACTTCTGGAAAATACTATTGGGAAGTTCAAGTTGACTCAACGAGTAACGTGGACATGATTGGAATTGTCGGGCAAAACGCAAATCTGCAAACTCATGTAGGAGGAAGCGGTTTTGGTTACGGTTACAGCACTGCTAATGGAAATTGGTACAAAGCCTCTGGATGGGCTGATGACGGGACAACTCCTCCTGCATTTCCTTCTGGCGGTACAATTGGTATAGCGTTTGACGCTGACAATAAAAAAATATACTTCCATAGGGATGGACAGTGGATTAACAATGCAAACCCAACAGCAGGAACAGGAGCCAATGGTACATATACAGGATCAGAGACTGTGTTTTTCCCTGCGGGAAGTAGGTACTACAACACAGGAAAGTGGACTGCAAACTTTGGCCAACAACCATTCAAATACGATCCACCTGCGTAGGAACTAGACATGGCATATTTACCACTCAGCACAGCCAACCTACCCGATCCTGCGATCAACCCTGCACAGGGAAGCAGTCCAGAGGATTACTTTAATACGGTGTTGACCACATCAACAGGTTCTACATTGAGCGTTGACGTAGGGTTTGCCGCTGACTTCTTATGGACTAAAGCGAGAAACTTTGCTCGCAGTCACGAACTACATGACAGAGTGCGTGGCGATAATAAACGGCTAAAGTCAGATGCTAATACTGCTGAGGAATCTTATGCTAACTACGTTGTATTTGACGCTGATGGTGCTGACTTAGGAACTAACCATAACCTTGGTTATCATGCGGGTGGAACAACTACTGGTGTGGTTTGGGCGTGGAAAGCAGGAACATCATTCAGTAATTCAGCAGGAACTAATGGAGCATCAATTGCAAGCTCTGGTTCTGCAAGCACCGATAGCGGATTCAGTATCGTAAGTTACACTGGAGATTCAACAGGCACAGACGGTACTGCAAGCACTGTTTATCACGGGCTTTCTCAAGCTCCTGAAATGATAATGTTCAAGCCATTGGATACTTACGATGGTGCTGTTTATCACAGCGGATTAACTTCTGCGTCATACCGATTGATTTTATTCTCTGCTAGTGGAACTACGACACAAGCGTCTGACAACGGATTCTTTAATGGAACAGCACCGACAAGCTCTGTGTTTTCTATTGGCTCACGCAAGCACACCAACTCTAATGGCGGAATGATCGCCTACTGCTTCCACAGTGTCGAAGGCTTCTCAAAGTTTGGCTCATACACCGGCAACGGTAATGCAGATGGCCCATTTGTGTACACAGGGTTTAGACCTGCTTTCGTGATGACAAAGAAGTCATCAGGTACTTCTAACTGGAACATAATAGACGATCATAGACCTTCAGAATACAATCCTGCTGATAACGCCCTTCTTGCAAACGCGGCTTATGCAGAGACGATAATTACAGGTAATCCTGTTGATTTGTTGTCTAATGGTTTCAAAATACGAACTACCGAAGGTGGTTTTAACACATCAGGCCAAACATACATCTACATGGCCTTTGCCGAAAACCCATTTAAGTACAGCAACGCTCGCTGATAGGAGATAGAAACAATGTGGACTTACTTAGGTAGAGTCATCAAGCAAGGCAGGGCGTGGACTGACGCTGAAGGTACACAGCATCCTGCTCAGTGGAATCGTTGGACAGACGAGGAGAAAGCCGCTAAGGGTCTGGTGTGGAATCAGGACTTACAGCCTGTACCATTCGACAATCGCTTCTACTGGAGTGCAGGAGTTCCAAAGGCACTGGATGATGTCAACGAAGTAGACGAGGACGGCAATCCTGTACTGGATGAAGACGGTGTGCAGATCGTCACCAAAGGACTCAAGAGCAATGCCATTGCACAAACGAAAATGACTGCTAGCGGTTTGCTTGCTCCGACTGATTGGATGGTCATCAAGGCGGCTGAGGTATCTGGATACACTGTCCCTGCTGATATCACAACCTATCGTGCGGCAGTGCGTACAGCGAGCAACACGATCGAGACTGCGATCACAGGCGCGGCTGACCACGCAGCGTTCATGGCGTTGTATAATGCGCCAGTAGATGCTGACGGTAATCCTACCGGAAACGCACCAATTAACGATTGGCCTGATGAGGTTTAACAATGGACAAGCGTACCGTTCAGTCGGCTCATACCCGTATCGATAACTTGGAGAAAGAAGTCGTGGCGATCAAAACTGAAGTAAAGATTCAGTTCAAGGACTTGTTCGGTCGCGTAAAACGATTAGAAACCATACTGATAGCCGCAACAGGAACGATCCTCGTGATGCTCCTGACGGTGCTGTCTAAGATGCCCTAGCTATGATCTTTGAAGCCATAGCCGCAATTAAGATCGCAAATGAGGCTATCGGCGCGATCAAGGAGTTTGCCGGTCACGTTTCATCAGTCGGTGAAATGGGCAAAGACCTAACCAAACTAGCAGATGCCAAAGATGATATCGAGAAAGCGGCCAAGGATGGCGATATGGAGGCTTTCTGGGCGTTAGAAGACATCAAACGCCATGAGGCTGAAGTCAAACAGCAGTTCATCTATGCAGGACGCGCAGGACTCTGGGATGATTACTGCAAATTCATCGCAAATCGTAAGCAACTACGAGAAAACGAGCGTAAACGTGCAGAAGCTAAGAGATTGGCTAAGAAAAAAGCCATACAGAATGGATTTTTGTATGTGGCTATTGGCATTGCTGTTATCGGTGTGGTGGGCGGGGCTGTGGCCTTTATCCTTTGGCTTATATCTCTTAAAGGAAAGTAAATTATGAGCATGATCCAAGACATCATCCGGCTTCCGATGGGTCTGCTAGGCGTTTCCGCCAATCACTATGATGGACTGTCGCACGTTCACAAGTTCGGTGCTGTTCCGGCAATGTCTACGAACAATACAGGGACGATCTGGGACGTAAATGACACAACCTATCCTTGGTCAGCATTCGCGTCAGCAACCACACTGACTGTGGATCGAGCATCGGCATCAGATGCAGATAAGCAAGTTCTGATCACTGGGCTTGATAGTGCCTACAACGAGATTAACGAAACAGTCACGCTAGCTTCTGCTACCGGAAACGCAACTACCAAGTCATTTATTCGTGTTTACCGTGCCTATATGACCAATGGATCAGCAACGAACGTAGGGAATGTCACTATAAAGGCTTCTACGACTGTTGTAGCGCAGATCACGGCTGGGAAAGGGCAAACCCTTATGGCGATCTATACCGTCCCTGCTGGGTACTCTGCGTACATCCTCAAGGGTGCGGCTACTTGTCAGGATGGTGCTGATGCCACTGGCGATATGTTTGTGCGTTATTTTGGTGAATCAGCATTTCGCGTAGGGCATTCTTTCGAGGTTTGTGGTGATGGTGGTCAATATATGTACGATTTCGGTATACCTCTGCGAATACCAGAAAAATCTGATATTGATATACGAGCTAGTGTGCGTTCCAACAATGCTCGTGTGACTGCCGCATTCGATCTACTACTAGAAAGAGAATGAGTGACTTATTTATCAGTCCTTTTCATCCCGCCTATCGAAAGCCAGACGTTGTGTCGCCGGTTACTCCGGCTCAAATGAACTCAAAGGAACATCCATATATCGATTGGCAGAAGCAGTCGAGTCAATACAAAATAGAATCAATAACTTACAATTATATGGGCAGGATTATCATAGCGTCAGGGAATACACTGGAGGTAATTGCATGACGGAGCTAGAAAAATATGACACGAACGGGAATGGGGTTCTTGATCCGGACGAACTTGCTCTTATTGAGCTTGAGGATCGCCGCCGTAAGATGCTGGATGATGACGCTCAAAGAGATTCGATCAGGAAGATGGCGTGGTTTGCGCTATTTGGCCTACTGCTGTATCCCTTTGGTATTTTTTTATGTGATCTGTTCGGACTTGCTACGGCGGCGAGCTTGATCGCTGATATCGCTCCGACATATTTCGCATCGATCGCGGTACTGGTATCTGCATTCTTTGGCAGTACAGCAATCGCATCGAAGAAGGCCAGCTAATGGAATTTGTAGCCGCACTGATTTTAGCAGTCTTGGCTATTTGGGCAATTATGAATATTCCGCCCAAGGATGACTGATGAAAGTCTGCGAGTACGTCTTTAAGGAAGGGATGTACCACACAGATTGCGGGTCAAAGTTATTATTTCGCCCTACCGCTAGGTGCGATAAATGCGGCAGAAAGCCGAAGGAGAAGCGCGATGTTGCAGATGCTACTAGGTCCAGCTCTTGAGCTAGGCAAGGACTTTATCAAAGGGAAGGCCGAAGAAAAGAAGGCCATCCAACAGCGGAAGATCGATCAGATCAACAACGATTCTCAATGGGAAGCAAAGATGGCTGACGCTACAAAGTCATCTTGGAAGGATGAATGGTTCAGTTTGATCCTCAGTGCGCCTCTGATCGCTGTGGCCTATTCTGTGGCGATGGACGATCAAGCAATCATCACTCGCATGGATGAGGCGTTCAGCGCACTCAATTCTTTACCGGAATGGTATCAGTATCTCTTATTTATCGCGGTCAGCGCGTCATTCGGCGTTAAAGGCGCAGACAAACTCATGGCAATGAAGAAGGGCAAGCAATGATGAATCTCGATCAACTGCGCATGGAGCTGGAATACGATGAAGGCTGTAAATACGAAATCTACCTAGATCATCTCGGTCTACCTACGTTCGGTATCGGTCATCTGGTGACAGAGGATGATCCAGAACACGGGCAGGAGGTAGGCACTGCTGTCTCTGAGGAGCGTGTCATCGAGGTATTCGAGAAAGACGTTCAGGTTACGATCGACGAGTGCAAGAAGCTCTATGACGATTGGTTCGATCTGCCGGAAGAGGCTCAACTGATTATCGCTAACATGATGTTCAATATGGGACGGCCTCGCCTGAGCCAGTTTAAAGGCATGAAGGCCGGCATAGATGCCCGTGATTGGAATCAGGCCGCAGACGAGATGGTCGACAGCAAGTGGTATCGTCAGGTCACCAATCGGGCGGATCGGCTCGTTACTCGGATGAGAAACATAGCTTAAAAGCAACGAAAGGGTTTTTTTCTTTCTCGTTTTGGTGTTTAATGCTCCTGTTTTGTATTGAATAGGAGCAAGACATGAACCAGCAAACTAAGACGTCACTCGCGGAAAGCGTTTGGCAAAATCTATATTCCATCAACGTGTCACAGCACATCGAGAAGAAAGGCAACCTGTCTTATCTATCTTGGACTTGGGCTTGGCAAGCTCTGATGGAGGAATATCCTCAAGCAATGTATTCGGTCGATGACCGGACATATCCTGACGGCTCTATGGAAGTTCGCGTGACTGTTTCGATCGAGAGGCATGGCGAGAAACTGGAGCGCATGATGTGGTTGCCTGTGATGAACCACAAAAACCAAGCAATCATAAGCCCTAATGCTCGTGACATTTCAGACGCTCGTATGCGCTGTCTGGTGAAGTGTATCTCTATGCTCGGCTTAGGTTCGTACATCTACGCCGGTGAAGATATCCCTAAGGCCGAAAAAGAAGCTCTCAGCCAGCCGATCACAGACGATCAGGTAGAAACCCTAGCGCAACTGATTAAGGCCACAGCAACGGATATAGACAAGTTCCTGTCTTTCTATGAGATCGGCCATATCGAGGAGCTCAAAGGTCATATGTTTGAGCAGGCGTATGCAATGCTCCGCCGGAAGCTAGAAGAAGCTGAACGCTCTGCGGCTCAAGAGGAGGCGATTCCTGATGAGAGCCTTTAAGCATGAGCAAGGCACTCAGCCGTGGCTAATGTCGCGCCTCGGCTGTCCTAGTGCATCTAACTTCCATAAATTGATTTCGCCTACCGGCAAGCCATCGACGCAGGCAAATTCCTATGTCTGCGAGATGATTTCTCAGTGCTTCACCATGGAGATACCGGAGACTTTTTCTAACGAATGGATGGAGCGCGGAAACGAGCTTGAACCAAGAGCTCGCCAATACTACGAAATGGCGCGAGGCGTCACAGTTCAGGAAGTCGGCTTCTGCAAGCACGATACTCTGGAGTGTGGAGCTTCACCTGACGGTCTAGTCGGCGATCAGGGAGGCTTAGAAATCAAGTGTCCTGCGCCCGCTACGCACTGCCAATACCTGATGGATGGGACTGTACCGTTAAAGTACATCCCGCAAATCATGGGCTGTCTGTGGATAACTGGCCGCCAGTGGTGGGATTTCGTTTCGTATCACGAGACGATGCCGGCCTTACTAGTGCGCGTTGAGCGCGATGAAGAATACATCGGCAAATTAGCTGATGCAGTAGAGAAAGCCTGCAAAGAAATCGAAGCAGGCGTTAACGCAATAAGGAAAATGAAATGAGCTATCAACACAAACCAAACTCAGGTTCATTGTTTAAGAACAAAGAGAAAACGCAAGATAAACAACCAGACTACAAAGGCGATGGAATCGTAAACGGAAAAGAGGTTTGGCTCTCTGGCTGGATCAATAAAAAGAAAGATGGAGAGGTTTATCTCGGCATCAAGTTTGAAGAAAAGCAACCAAAGAGAGCAGAAGAAACTCCGCCAAGCCAGAATACATCTATCGATGTAAATACGCTTGATCCAGATAAGATCGATGAAGTGCTTCCTTTCTAGCAAAAAAAGACCCTATGAGGGATAGGGTCTAAGAGGGTGTCTCAGATGAAGATACCAAACATGAGTCTGGCCGGTTCAGTATAACGCGATAGGCCAGAGAGATATAGGGAAACGCATGAAACCAATCAAAGCAGGAAAATGCTTACGGATCGCTCAAGAGATGCATGAGGTAAGCAACAAGAAGATGGCTGAAGATTTAGGTATTGCCGCACAGCAAGTTCAGCGGTGGCGCAATATGGATAATATGAAGATTCAGCAAGTTCAGCGCATTGCGCGTTATTTCGATATGACCATCGGTCAGTTTGTAAAATTAGGTGGATACGATGAATAAACCACATTGGACTAAAGCAGAAATAGAATCACTGGTTTTTATGTACAAAGCCGGTACACCAGTAGCACAGATCTCGCAGAGCCTTCAACGCTCTGAGAAATCTGTTCAGAACTACATTTACAGGAATCGAGACAAACTAGGCCTCGGTCGGCGGAAACAGCCGCCTGTAACGCTAGAGACGGCTATAATGCCTACCAAGCGTAATCAATCGTTCTGGGAGCGCATGATCGATGGCGTGATTGGCGCAATCAAGAAATGAGGGACTCAGTCAAGCTCACAGTCACATCAGAGCCTATGGCAATTCAGGCGCATCGAGATATCGTTGCCATGATGAAAGACCATGGTTATGTGACTGTCGAGATCAAGGCTGGGACTAGAACCCTAAGCCAGAACGCTTTGTACTGGATATGGGTTCGCCAGATCACTCAGTTCTGGAATGAAACTGTTCCGCCAGAATCTCGCGTCTGCATAGAGACAGGTGAAATCATCGATTTCGATGAGGATTACACTCACGCTCGTTTGCGGAAGCGTTTTCTTGGCGAGGACAATCCAATCACGGTTGGCGGTATCACTATCGCCGGCCAACTGAAATCGACAGCCAAGTTAACGAAACACGAGATGATGGATTATATGACTCAGATTGAAGTCTATGCGGCTAACGCAGGAATGGAACTGACCATGCCAGCAGATTCTCAGTACTGGAAGCTCAAGCAAGCCCATGAAATCGGCGAATAGACGTTGCTCAAACTGCCGGAAGAAATGCCCTGCTGATGAGGCGATCGTGTCGCATCTCAGGGCTTTTTGCTCGTTCGACTGTCTAAAAGCATTTACTGCAAACAACAAACCTAAGCTGGAACGCAAGATCAAGACCGAAAAGCGGCAAGAGCTCACGAGGCGCAAAGAGAAGCTCAAGACTCGATCTGACTACATCAAGGAGGCGCAACAAGCCTTCAATGAATATGTCCGGTTCAGAGATGCTAATTTACCCTGCATATCCTGCAATCGATGGAATGGCGGTGATATGTATGGCGGAAATTGGGACTGTGGACACTATCGATCGATAGGATCGGCTCCGCATCTTAGATTCAATCTATGGAACGCTCACAAACAATGCGTCAAATGCAATCGGTATCTATCAGGCAATATCGCTGACTATCGCGTCTCACTGGTCTGGAAGATCGGCCAGCCGAAGGTCGATGCTCTGGAATCGATGCAGGATGGATCAAGGATAACAGTAGAATATGCCCAAAGGATCAAGGCTATCTTCCGGCGTAAAAAGCGCATTAAAGAAAGAATAAGAAAAAAAAGAGAATAAAAAACAACAAAAGGGTTTTCTTTTTGGTTTAGATGCCCCATACTAAGCGTGTCGAATAAATGCACAGGAGCAAAAAGACATGAAAAATTTCAAAATCACTTCAGACTTCAACTCAGCAGTCGCGATGGCTTCAGAGATTCTTGGCTATCCAATGTTTGAGTGCTACGAAAACGTGCAGGCTGAGAAAGCCAAGCGCCACGAGAAGTACGGCACTGAAAAGTTCTACGTCACTGAGTCTGGCAAAATCCTTTGGGTCTTCAATTACGAAGGCGAGCGCGTCCTTAACATCACTACTGGCCCATCAGGCTCTTGCTTGTCTGCCGGAAGTCTTGGTCTCGTGATGATTCAAGATGATTCTATCGATGTCATCATGGAAGAATTTGTCGCTAAAGATGATCGTGCTACTCGCATACACGCTATGCGGAGTTTGGAATCTAAATTCGTTTTCGCAGATCGCGATGTTTTACGGGAGATTGCGGCGTAAGCCGCTTTCTCTGGAGGAGATAGTCATGAGAATCGGAACATATTTCGTTTATCCAAAGGGTCAGAAGTCTAAGGGCTTCAAGATTGATGCAGTTAGCTTTGATGCCGCTAAGTCGATCTTCAATCAGGTTGAAGGCATCGCGGACACCAACCAGAATCGTTGGAAACTTTGGGCAGACAGGGTCGCGTAAGCGGCCTTTTTGCGTTTACAGCAAATAAGGAACCAGAAATGAAAACAATCGATATCACTCCTACTTGGCAAACGATCGTCTCAATCGGTTGCGAGGTAATCGCTAATCCGAATGCAGACCAAGAGGCGAAGGAATCCTTCAAAGAGGAGCTGATGAGGCTCGCAAAGATCGTTGATGATCAGAACGCTGAAGCGAAAAAGGATCGGTGGACGACACTCGATGTGATCGTCGCTGAAGAAAGAGCCAAAGGCAATCTCATTTAAACAGGGAAATTGAAATGAAGTTAATTAAGCAAGCAAACAGCGCACACGTTCTGGATACGGATGATATCCAGATCTTGTTCAGCTACGAGACTCCAGTGGCCGTCTGGATCGTTGGCAGTCACTTCTTAGTCACTGAGACTGATTACAGCCGGACGACTACCGGCCATATCAACCACTTCGTTCGCGATCGTACATACAAGCAGAATGTCGGTCTGACGTTAGCTAAAAACGATCAGGTTGAGTTCGTTCCACAAGAGCGCATCAATGACGCGCTGAAGGAAACTGTATGAGACAGAAGTTCATCATTCAGGAAATCGAATACAAGGGTCAGGCTTACACTGTCACGCGCAAAGTCGTAGGCAGTAATGAGCTTGAGCCTAGTGAAGAAATCGTTACAGAGGTTGTCGGTCACGACAGCGTATGTTTCGATGATGAAGAGGTCGCCTCTAAAGGCGATGTAATATCTGAAACTTGTGAATATCACTGAGGAACCAGCAATGGCAGTTAAGAAACTTGAGGAAGTCGTTAAGACTAAAGAAGAACTAAAGCAGTTATGTACTGATCATCTGATCGATATGGTCGTTCGCAGGGAGCTACGCGATGAACTGAAATTGCGTTTTAAGCGTATGCAGGCGAACAACTGCAATCAGATGGTGCGCTTAGATAAGGCTTGCGAGTTAATCGGATACGCAGAGCTCAATCAGGCGATGGAGGAGGATTGCCGATGAGCAGTCAGAAGCTAGAGATCCTAAGCCATCTTAGGCAGTTTGGCTCTATCGATTTCTTTACGTCACTGCGTAAGTTTCATTGCGCAAGGCTAGCGGCGCGTATCCTAGACCTCCGGCAGTCAGGGCATAGGATCGAGACAGTCATGGAGAAGAATACCGAAGGGAAACGATTCGCTCGATATATTTATCGCGGTGAAACATTGCAGGGAGGAAAAAGTTAGGGCATAGTTAAAAGCAGTGCCGGACGGGGTGTGAGAAGCCCCTAGCGAACCGGACTGAAACTAAGGAAAAGACCCAAGCCGCACTCCGGCACTGGTTCATAGTTTAACAACACTAAGTGTTGCATTTCAAACGATTTCCCTTCTTTTCAGTCCATTCGCGCCCGTTGAAACTGTCGCATGGCGCAGTAGCACCAGAAAGCCAGATTGCAGTCCAACCTATGAGGACGGGACAAACAGCGTTAGAGGTGATCCGCCGATTGTCGGAATAAAAAGTGGTTTTATTCGGATGAAATTTTAGGCAGGGACGGTTGAGCTACCGGATGGAGACACCCACCATCGAAAGCACTGCTGATTACTGTGACTGCATGGACTAGCATTGAACGACGAGAGATGGACAGGGATCACCCTACGTCCTCTAAATGACAACTATTGCCATAAAAAGGGAAGGCCATGGAGCTCAGACCACATCAGATCAAAGCGATAGAAATGCTCAGAGCATCGATCGCATCAGGCAAACGCAGACCGATACTGGCCGCGCCTTGCAGTTTCGGCAAAACAATAACAGCGGCGGCGATCCTTAAATCAGCAGTCGAGAAGGGTAAACGAGCCATCTTCATCTGTGACCGGATCAAACTGGTTCAGCAAAGCCTTGAGGCTTTCGACAGCCATAATCTCGATTTCGGCGTCATTCAGGGCAACCATGAACTGACCGATATTTCCAAGCCTATCCAGATCGCCAGTATTCAGACGATAGCTAGGCGCAAGGTTTATCCTGAGTTCGACATTGCAATCGTTGATGAGTGCCATACGCACTACGAGACTCTAACGAACATGATGGAGGCTTACTCGGCAGTCCCATTCATCGGCCTTAGCGCAACGCCATTCAGCAAAGGCCTCGGTCAGCACTATGACGATATTGTGGTTCCGATCACGCCAGAGGAATTGCTAGAGCAAGGCTACCTCACTCCGGTGGAGTATTTCGGAGGCCGTCAGGTAGATACGACAGGGATTAAACGCCGGCAGTTATCCACAGGAGGCTCAGATTTCGATCCTGAAGCCTTATCAGAGCGCATAGAGAAAGATGCGGCTCTGGCCGGAGACATCGTTAAGAACTGGCTAAAATATGCGCAGGGACGGCAAACGATCGCGTTCAGTCCATCGATCAAGCACAGCAAGTATCTGGTCGAGATGTTTCGAGAGGCTGGCATTACAGCAGAGCACATTGACGGCTATATGGATGACGAGATGCGTCAGGAGCTTTACGAGGCTCACGATGATGGCGAGTTCATGGTTCTATCCTGCTCACGACTGCTGAACACCGGCTACGATGCGCCGACAGTCTCTTGTCTGATCGATGCTTTCCCAACAGCAAGCCTAATCAGTTTCGTTCAGCGAGCCGGCAGAATTATGCGTACAGCAAACGGCAAAGAGAACGCGATTTATCTCGATCACGCCGGTAACGTGCGTAGGCATGGATTCGCTGAGTCTGTGGTTCCAGAGCTACTCGATGACGGCTTACATCGGTTCAGTGAGCGCAAACTGGTTAAAGAGAAGAAACAACCCAAGGTTCAGCAGTGTCCAGAGTGCTATCACGAGATGGTCGGCGTTCGATGCAAATGCGGTTACGAGCTTCCGATCCATAAACAGATCAACACTGACGATCAGATACTAGAGCGTCTCACGGCGGCTAAGAAAGCCAATCTGACGTATTCGCCAGAGCGTAAGGCCGAATGGCTCGGCGAGCTCACGTTATACGCTCAGGAGCGCGGCAAATCGAAAGGATGGATCATGCACCGCTACCACAGTAAGTTTGGCGTATGGCCGAATCGTATTGAGCCAACCAGAGTCAGCGGCGTATCTGACGAGGTACATAACTGGATCAAGAGGGAAAATATACGTCACGCACATATGAGGATGAAAAATGCCGGTTAATAACATTCTAAATCGTCTCGATAAAGTGGTTACAGCAGGCGAATCTAAATGGCGGTGCGCTTGTCCTGTCCATAACGGCAAGGACAGGAACATGATGATCAGCGAGCGTGCTGACGGCTCGGTAGGCGTTCACTGTTTCGTTTGCGGTGCTACCGGCACAGAGTTGATGGAAACGCTCGGCCTTCCGATGAAGGAGCTATTCTCGCCAGACTCAACTTACATCAGGCCGACAGTCACAAAGAAGATGGAGCAAGAGTTATTAGAGGATGAACTGGTTCTGATGATGGCTCAGAGAGCAGACGAGGATGGCACTAAACTATCTCTGGAAGATCGCAGACGAGTTCGGCTCGCTCGGCATCGTGCATCATCAATTCAGGCGATGAAGCAAGAAACATAAAAAAAACAACAAAAAGGTTTGTTTTCTTGTTTTATTGAGGCATACTAACCATGTCGAATAACTGCTAGGGAGCAAAAAGACATGAATAACGTAGATTACTCTTTAATTGTTCGGAACCACGGCCTTCTAATTGGCGCGAAGTTTGATCCTTCTGTCATCGAAGTAATTGTTCTCCGCGATGGTGAGGTTTTTAGTAACTTCAGCCGTTGCGCTGTCAAAGAATCTAACGCCCCGTATCACGAAGCTTCAATGTGTCATCTTCATTGGCCAGAACGCCATTGGCAAACTTGGGTTCTTTATTCTCACGGTTGGGAAAAAGTTGTCGACAATGGTTTTTTGAGTGAGTCGGCGTAAGCCGGCTCTCAGAGGAGATTTTATTATGAGTCAAGCAGTTCAATTCCTTCAGAGAGAGCTTCAGACAGCTAGTCAGCGTAAAACATACGTCTACATCAGCACTGGCGAGGAAACCGGCTTTTACACGTTGCGTAAGGTTACGTTCGTTCCTGTCTACGATGGTCTCGGCGTATTCAATGGCGAGTTCACAGAACACGATCACTACGTTCAGAATCTTTCGACTGAGCCTAAGCTGGCAGAGCAGAAGTGTGCTGAGTTCGCTAAGAAGCATGGCTACGAGAATCGTGGTATCGCTGATTTCACTCTTGAGGAGTGGTATCACTCTTTCGCTTATAACAACGATATGATCGATTCGATCCGTAAAGACGGCGTCATCATTTTCGGCGAGAAGCATTTCCACAAATCGTTCAAGGATGTCATCGATTCTGATTATCGCTACATCCACTGGATGCTGAACACAGCAGACTTCATCCTCAAAGATGTTGAGGCCGCTAAGAAGTCTCGTCGTTTAAATCGCATGGAGCTTACAGCAATCGTTATTCAGCAGATGATCGCTGACGGTGAACTGTATCTTCCAGAGGAGCCAGTGGTTGTTCCTGTTGTCGAAAAGCCATCAGTCTGGATCGGTGAGATCGATGAAAAGATCGAGTTTCAGGGTACTTGTGTATTCGCTAAATCATTCGAGACTCGTTTCGGTTACAACACGATCTATATCGTTAAGTCTGATGACGATGTTGTCGTGAAGTTCTTTTCTACTTCAGCCACGCTCGATGACGTCAGCCGTGGCGATTGGGTTCAGATCAAGGGGACTGTCAAGTCTCACGATCTTGATGAGTATCGTAATAATAATAAGGTCACTCAATTGACTCGCGTCAAGTGTGTCGATCATGTAGCAAAGGAGGAGGCGTAAGCCTCCTAGGAGATAATAATGGAACTGTTAGATATTCTCGTTTACATCGCGGCGTTCAGCTTCTTATGGCTGTTCTGCTGTTTCTTAGGTGCGGTGATCGATTGGTCGTTACGCCGTTTATTTGGTTTCGGAATATTCCCTAAGGGATACTGGAGTTCGAAATGACACAGGAATATACTCACTGCCCGCGCTGTGGCGATAGCTTGCCTGATCGTAACTTCTGCCGTCATTGCGGCGATATCGGCGATCTGGATGAATATAAAGATGACCAGAAGAAGCAGGAGCCGCCTGTTCAGCCGATGACTCAGGCTCAGTTTGGCAAGGCCGCTGTGGATTTCGCATTCAGGAAGATATTCGGATGATGCCTAATATTGTTTATCTCAGACAGAATCATCCAACGGCGACATTGAACGAGCATGATGTCTATCTGATCAAAGGGTTGATCCATCACGGTTTGCCGATCGGCGAGATTGCGGAGAAGTTCGAAGTAACTAAGAGCTGTATCTCTAGGATCAGTACCGGAAAGATCTGGAAACACGTTCCCGACTATGTAGAGGAAGCATGAACCAATATATCGAAAATGCCGTAGAAGCATTAACCAAAGCCAGAAAGTTCCTACAAGGAAACACCAGACCACACGTATTGATCGGCAGAACTCCAAAAGGGTATCTGCTGATCGATCCAAGACACAAAGGACAGCATTACTGCCAAATCGTTGGCAAGCTCTACCGTCAAATAACATAATCGGTTATTCTGTTAATCATTGGTCGCTTCTGGGTTGCGGCCTTTGATACCGTCTGGGACGGGAAACGGTGGAGCCGATATGACCAGCATTACGAATCTTGAGGTCGTCTATCTAAAGACGGCTGACATAATCCCCTACGTTAATAATCCTCGCGAACACCCTGAAGAACAGATCACGCATATTGCATCCAGCATCAAGGAATTTGGATTCACCAATCCTATCCTAGTGGACGAGACAAGTAGCGTTATCGCAGGGCATGGCCGTCTCATGGCCGCTAAGAAGCTCGGGCTAGAGGAAATCCCTACAATCACGTTAACAGGACTCACAGAAGCGCAGAGAAAGGCGTATGTGATCGCTGACAACCAGATGGGATTAACGTCTGAATGGGATGACGATCTATTGAAGCTCACGTTGCAAGAGCTATCTGACATGGAATTCAATCTTCAGCTTCTCGGCTGGGGAGACAACATACCTGAGTTCGTTGAGGCTCCTGATTACGGGATTCTCGATGATGAAGATTTAGACGATCAGCTAGATGAAATGGCTGGCGGAGTGAAAAAGGCTATCCAAATCGAATTTGAGCCAGAACACTACGAAGAAGCGCAGGAGCTCGTCAAATTCTGGCGAGAGCAAGGCGGCTACATCGGAATGTTCCTGATTGATAAGCTCAGAGACGAAAAGGATAAGCTATGAAAACAGAGCGCGGCGCACTGAGGGGCATCGAATTTATCCACAGGGTTGGATTCTCTGATCTGAAGACATTTGAAGAAGTCATCGGCAGAGATACGTACCAGAAACGAGGCCTAAAGATCGAGGCCGGCGAATCATGGCTAGACTGTGGCGGTAACGTAGGCGCATTTGCATTACTGGCCTGTTCGCTCGGTGCTAAGGTCAAAGTATTCGAGCCTGATCCGTATAACTGCGAGATGATCGAAAAGAATCTCGATCTGAACGGCTTCAAAGCTGAGATCAAGCAAGCCGCACTGGTGCATAACGACACTAAAGAAGTCACGCTATTCATCGGCAACAACAATAACGTCTGGCGCAACTCGATCGTCAAGAAATGGAATAAGCTCGGCCTCAAGGTTCCGGCAGTCAATTTCGATCAGGAGGCTTTCGGATGGGATTGCTGTAAAATGGACATCGAAGGCGCAGAGATGCCAATCCTTGAGACGACAGAGACTCGATTCAAGAAACTGGTATACGAATGGTCGTTCGACATTGATCCAAGCCTGACGCGCCTATGGGACGTCCTAGACCAGCAGAAAAAGAAATATCGGGTTGAAGCACCATGGCATTCAATCTGTTATGACGACAAACGCGAGACGCAATGGCAGAAATCATGGTTTCCTGCTTGCGCCAACATATTCTGTTTCGAGAAATGAAGACAGTAGAGCTAAAGCGCATAGCGCATAACGTCAAGATCGGCGACAAGCCTAAAGAGCTCCAGCCGACACTTTTTGAGGATTCACTGTTCGTAGAGAACGGCGAACCAGTAGGCTTTTACATCGCAAAAATCCCTGAGAAACTTCAGAAGCTCGTAGACATCGCAGACTATGAGCTAAACAGCAAACGTGTACCGAAGTCAGAGATGAAGCGATCCAGTGGTCTAAGAGACGATGCCATGGATGTACGACAGTACTCCTGTATCATCGGATCGATTCCACCAAAGCCTCATATGCGGCGAGCCTATGCAACCAAGTCATCTGTCCATGCTGTTGATTCTGCTAGGGTTTTTGTCAAGGCGATGACTCTGGCCGGTATCGAAGGATTGAAGATAATCGATGCTGTCAGTCCAGAACTCTACAAGGTTCACAAGGAATCGGTCGAAGGAAAGGTTCCAGAGAAATGGCGATTCGCTGATCTGTTCACGAGCTCGATCAGCAACTACAACATTAGCGCAGGAATCCATCAGGACAATCTCAACGTGAAAGGCGCATTGAACGTCATTATCACGAAGCGTAAGAACTCTACTGGCGGAAACCTGTATATCCCTGATTACGAAACAACGCTCAATAGCGCAGACAACTCTATGCTGGTCTATCCGGCATGGCGGAATATGCATGGCGTTACACCAATCATTCCAACTCACAAAGGCGGCTATCGTAATAGCTTAGTCTGGTACGCATTAGACTCGTTCAGTAAGGCAGGATGATATGGCAAAGAATGGCAGACAAGGTGAAGGCGGAGGCCGTCCAATAGTCGTATTCGATGATCGTGATATCGCTCAATGCGAAGCTCTAGCGGCTGTACTGAATAAAGAGCAGATCGCAGACTATTTCGGCATCGATCAGAACACTTTACGAGCCGTAGAGAAGCGACAGCCGGAAGTATTTCATGCGCTAAAAAAAGGAAAGGCCAAAGCAGTAGCGGGCGCAGGCATGAATTTGATACAGCAGAGCAAACGTGGAATCACCACAGCGACGATCTTTTACCTGAAAACACAAGGTGGACCGCAGTGGAGAGAGAACCAGCAGGGCGGCTCTGGCGGTAACGTGGTACTGCAAGTAGTGAATCCGAATGAAGTGGATTGAAGTAGACGAGCCTGAGATCTGGGAACCATCGGAAGTCGATGAGATCAAACGCATCAATCCGACTATCCCGCAATGGCAGTATATTTACAGCAAAGCACAGTTTCCGGCGTTCGTGGCAGGGTTCGGAGCCGGCAAGACTGAAGCCGCTATCCTGCGCTGTATCTTTGGGCTGTTAGAGAACCCGAAATGTAACAGGGGATTCTACGAGCCTACCTACGATTTGATCCGCATGATCGCATGGCCTCGATTTGAGGCAACGCTGACAGAGCTTGGACTACCTTACAAGCTAACCAAGAGCCCACAGAACCAGATCGAGATTGAAGGCTACGGTACGATCTTCTTTCGATCGATGGATAACGCAACCAGAATCATCGGTTATGAGCACGCAGACGCTGACATTGACGAGCTAGACACTCTGAAACGTGACGATGCGGCATACGTCTGGCGTCAGATACTTTCTCGTAATCGTCAGCACAAACCGAATGGACAGCACAACACCATCGGAGTGACTACAACGCCTGAAGGCTTCCGGTTCGTTTACGAGACGTGGAAACGTGACCCAAAGAACGGCTACGAGATCATCCAAGCTCCAACCTACTCCAATCCGCATTTGCCAGAGGGATACGTCAAGTCGCTACAAGACGTCTATCCTGCTAACCTGCTAGATGCGTATCTGGAAGGCAGATTCGTGAACCTAATCTCAGGAACGGTCTACTCTAGCTATGACAGAACAGCGCACAATTCGCAGGAGACGATCAAGGAAGGGGAGCCGCTTTTCATCGGCTGTGACTTCAACGTCACCCAACAAGCCGCAACAGTCTACGTCCAACGAGAAGGCGGAGCCGTCTGGCACGCAGTCGACGAGCTAGTCAATATGTACGACACGCCGGATATGATCGAAATCATCAAAAGCCGATATCAAAACCACAAAATCTATGTTTATCCTGACGCTTCAGGCGGCGCGAGAAAGACTGTCAATGCGAGCCTTTCGGATATTGCGCTTTTACAGCAAGCAGGATTTACCGTCAGAGCTAAGAAATCCAATCCGATGATTCGCGATCGGGTCATGTCGACTAATGCCGCTTTCGAGGCCGGCAGGATCAGAGTCAACGCAGTTAAGTGTCCGACAGTAGCGTCCTGCTTAGAGCAACAGGTTTATCGTAATGGTGAGCCAGACAAGACTAGCGGTAACGATCACCAGAACGATGCCACTACCTATCCGATCGCCTACGAGATGCCGATCATCAAGCCGGTAGCCAATGTTGATTTCAATTTTGCGCTGTAACCTGTTAAAGCCTACAATACAAGCTATTACCATTAGTTGAGACCGAGACAATGCCGATAGACACTCAACATCCCGAATATCAGAAGTACGTTCCTGTCTGGACACGCACACGCGATGCTGTGAAAGGCGGTCGAGCGGTCAAGGAAAAGAAACACGAATACTTACCTGTTCCTGACAACTCATCAGGCGATGAGCGCAAAGGCACAGAGACAATCAGATACCGTCAATACATCAAACGAGCTGTATTCACTAACTTCACTGGCCGGACTAAGAACGCCCTAGTCGGTGCGGCATTTCGAAAGAACCCTAACTACGAGATTCCTGAAGGCGTCGAGTATCTGCTTGAAGATGCAACTGGTGACGGCCTTTCACTGATTCAGGTAGCAAAAGACGAGCTATCGAACCTGTTAGAAACTGGTCGCTCTGTATTGCTAGTCGATTACCCGCCAGCACCGGAAGGTCTGACGGTAGAGCAAGTTCAGATGCTAGACCTAAGAGCCGCTATCATCCCTTACACGGCTGAAGCAGTCATCAACTGGAAAACTGATACGATCGCCGGCAGAAAGATGCTGACTCTGTGCGTCCTAGCTGAAACCTATCTCGAACCAGAGGATGAGTTCGGTCACGAGAGCAAGACGCAATATCGAGTCCTGCGCCTCAGAGACGATGGCTACACCCAACAGCTATATCGAGATGATGTTGCAGTAAGCGATGAAATCTATCCTCGTAAGGCAGATGGATCGGTTTGGGACGAGATTCCACTAGCGTTTATTGGGGCTAAGAACAACGATTCAACTATCGATGAAGCTCCACTAGCCGATATTGCAGACGTCAACATGGCGCATTACCGCAACTCGGCCGATTACGAGGAATCCTGCTTCCTGACTGGTCAGCCATCACTATTCATCACACATAGCTTATCGCCAGAGCAGTTCAGAGAATACAATCCTCAAGGCATCAAGCTCGGCTCACGCGCAGGACACGTTCTAGGCGAAACAGGCGGAGCGAATCTGCTTCAGGCTGATCCGAATAACATGGTCGCAGAAGCGATGAAGGCGAAAGAAGCCGCCATGATTATGATCGGCGCAAGGATTATCACTGACAGAACAGGAAACGAGACAGCAGAAGGAGCTCGTATTCGCTTTGCATCTGAGAACTCTGTACTCGGCGATCTGGTCGGAAACCTAAGCCAAGGCTTAACCAAGGCGATTGAGTGGGTCTGTGAGTTCATGGGCGCACCAGCAGAAGATATCGAGTTCCAGATCAACGATGAGTTCTACGATAAGTCAGTCGATCCTCAGCTAATCATGTCCATGGTGACACTGCTTGATCGTTCTATCATCGCAGAGAAAGACATCTTTGACCGGCTGAAGTCTGCCGGAGTGATCGATCCTGAGCGCACATTGGAGGAAATCCAAGATGAGCGAGGCGTAGTGAATCCGCTGTTAGGAGCAGTCGATGCCTAAGAAAGACCCTAGACTTGAGCGTGTAGGCGTTATTGGCTACAACAAGCCAAAGCGCACTCCTAAGCATCCGACTAAATCTCATGTGGTCGTTGCCAAAGAAGGCGACAAGATCAAGACCATTCGATTCGGCGAGCAGGGCGCAAAGACGGCAGGGAAACCAAAGGCAGGCGAATCAGAAGCGATGAAGAAGAAACGAGCTTCATTCAAGGCTCGCCATGCTAAGAACATCGCTAAAGGCAAGATGTCTGCGGCTTATTGGGCTAACAAGGAGAAGTGGTGATGGCGAAACTAACTCCACAGCAGAAGGCTAGAGCTAAGGCGATGTCGAGAAGGAAAGGCGTCAAATATCCTAACGCTTGGTCTAATTTGGCTGTCGCTCGCGGCAAAAAGCCAAAGAAAAAGAAATGAATGGCGAAAGAAGATCTACTCGATAAGCTAACGCGCCACCAAATATTCGTTCAGCGTATCGGAGCGCGGGAAGCTAACAAAGCAAAAGGCCGCCTCAACAGCCTGATGGCTCGCGTTCGCGATGCACTGGATACTGACCTCACGATCGTTCAACGAGCTCGCTATCAGTCGATTCTCTATGATCTTCAGAACTACGCCAGAGAAACCTACACAGCAGTCGGAGCGGATTATGATGAGTTCGCAGGAGATTTCCTGAATTACGAGTCCGAGTTCAGTGCCAACGCTTTCGAGCAGGCGACAGGCATATCATTCGATCTACCGAATCCTGTGCAACTGCAATCAGCCTATCGCACCAATATCATGGATCTAGTTCCTACTCAGGCAGGACGATCTATTGGCGAGACAATCGCTCGATTCGGCATTCAGGCTCAGAATCAATTCAGTCAGGTTCTAAGGGATGGATTCGCACTGGGCATGACTAGCGGTCAGATGATCCGAAACGTCAGCGAGCATATCAGCCTGAAGCGTAATCAGGTTGAGACGCTGATCAGGACTAGCACCAATCATCTGGCAACTCAGGCCAGAAACGAGACGATGAAAGAGAACGAGGACGTTCTGGATGGCTACGAATGGGTTGCCACTCTGGATAGCAGGACATCTCTGATCTGCGCCAGTCGTGACGGTATTATCTATCCAGTATCAGACGATCCAGTGAAATCACCTAAGCCGCCGGCTCACTACGGCTGTCGATCTACGATCGTTCCTGCTGTAAAGCCTGAGTTCGATCTACTGGCGGATGAGGATGAGAGAAGGCCGTTTGTTGGACCGAATGGCAAGAAAGGCGTAATCGACGGAAAGATCACTTACGAGAAATGGCTACGCAAACAGCCGAAGGACTTCCAGATTCAGGTTCTCGGTCGAGCTCGGCAGGAACTATTCGCCAAGAACAAACTACCTCTATCTCGATTCATTGATCCTGAAGGTCGGACTCTAACGCTTCAAGAACTGAGAGAGCTAGACGTTCAGTTTAACGGCATGAAGCCTCAAGAGGTCGCACAGCAAACGATCGCGGCTCCTCCGGCTCCTGTGTTAAGCCTGAAGGGAGTTAAAGGCAATAAGATCGATCAAGCAGAACGAATCCTGAACGAAGGCCTCGATCCTCTGACTCTTAAAGTCGCTCAGAGATTGCAAAAGCCTAAATTTATCGACTCTAAGCCAGAGGGACAGGGAGCTTATTATAGTCGGCGAGATAAGTATCTCAGGACGAATATCAAGGCTGACGGTACAGATGTTCATGCAGTTACTGCACACGAATATGGACATCATATCGATGCCGAAATAGGTCAATTATTTAATATGTCGAAACCATGGTCGGAATCAGATCCTCGTTTTATAGAGGCGTTTAAGCTCGACAGGAAGGCACTCGGACTAGTCCCTACCAAGACAAGAAAGTCAGTGTCCTACAATCTGATGAAAGATTTATTTAAGATCAAGCAGGTGAATGGCAAGGGTCGCTGGGATTTTGACGAGACTCCGACGAAAGGAAACCTATGCGACATTCTTGATGGCATGACGGGCGGCATCTGTCGTGGTGATCTAGGTGGGTTCGGCCATGCAAAGAGTTACTGGGCTACCAAAGGCAACAAAGAGAGTGAATCCTTTGCGAATATGTTTTCTATCTATGGAACGCCAGATTGGAAAAATGTCGAGAAGATTTCACCGAATATGGCTAAACGATTTGTTCAGATTCTCGAGGAGATAGCGAAATGACGCTAGAAGAATTTATAGGTGATTTGAAAGAAACAGAAACGGAGTTAAAGGCTGAGTATACGAAGAAATTCGGTCTTGATCCGCCTGATCTAGATGAATTGGCTTTCTTAGGATCAAAAATCGATATCTTGAAGCAGGCAATAGATGAAAATACTGTGATTCAGGATATAATCATCCCTGATGGTGCTAAGATTTAGCACTCTATGTAGCAGGGCTACAACCATTGCAAACTAGAGGTGACGCATGGAATTTTTGAATGAAGTAGAACTTGATGAGACTGTTAAGGCACAGTTAGCAGAAAAGTTTAACCAGACACTTCAGAAGACTTTAGACGAGAAGCTCGCCGAAGAAGTCTCTGGACTGAAGGCTAAGAATGATGAGCTTCTAGCTGAAAAGAAGGCCGCACAGCGCGCCAAGGAGGAACTCGATGCCAAGGCAAGAGCTGAAAAAGAAGAAATTGCTAAAAAGCAAAATGACTTCCAACAACTCTACGAGTCGCAAAAAAATGAAGCCGACTCCTTACGGAAGAAAATCGAAGAAATGAATCATGCTGTGCAACGGCAGACAATCACTGGAGAAGCCGCTAAAATAGCTTCAGCATTGACAAAAGACGTTGCAAAGGCAAAACTTCTCGAAAAGGAGATTAGCCAGAGGCTATCCCTAGTCGAAAATGAAATCCGAGTAGTCGACGATTCAGGACAACTGACCGTTAGCACTCTGGATGACCTGACAGCACAGATCAGAGCGAATTACCCGTTCTTGATCGATGGCATTCAGGCTCAAGGCGGCGGAGCCGCACGTTCACAAGGCAGGGCTGACGTGGGCGGCAAAGAAATCAGCCGTAGTCAATTTGACGAGATGAATCAAGCTCAAAGAGCGCGTTTCTTTCGTGATGGCGGCAAAGTAATCAATGATTAAGTCACGTTAAGGAGCCCATCATGGCGAACGTATTAACTGATCTTGCGGCAGATATCTACAAAGCCGCCGATGTTGTAGGACGGGAGCTTGTAGGCTTCATTCCTGCTTCTACTATCAACGCGAACGGTTCAGAGCGAGCGGCAAAGGGTGACGTAGTTCGCGCCTCTTTCACACGCGAAGCAGCAGCCGTTGACGTATCAGAGTCTATGACTATTCCGGAAGGAACGGATCAGACTGTCGACAACAAGACGCTGACGATCAGCAATGCTCGCGCAGTTCAAATCCCTTACACTGGTGAAGATGTACTGCATCTGAACAACGGTATCGGGTTCGAGACTGTATACGGCGATCAGATCGCTCAAGCGATGCGTACTCTTACCAACGAAATGGAGCAGGACTTGTGGGAAGAAGCCTACACGAACTCCTCACGTGCGTTCGGTACAGCAGGTACAACTCCATTTGGCTCTAACTTCTCTGAAATCGCTGAAATCCGCCAGATTCTGGTTGATAACGGTATGCCACAGAACGATGGTCAAGTGTCATTGGTCTTGAACACGCTCGCAGGAACTAACTTGCGTCAGCTAGCTCAGTTACAGCAGGCTAACACTGCCGGCGGTACTGATCTTCTGCGTCAGGGCATCTTGCTTGACCTTCAAGGTCTTGGTATCCGCGAGTCGGCTCAAGTCGGCCTCCACACCAAGGGTACTGGTACTGGCTACTTGTTGAACGATGCTTCTTCAGCTATCGGCGACACAGTAATCGCAACTGATACTGGTTCAGGAACTATCCTTGCAGGTGACATCGTTACCTTCGCAGGTACTTCTGACAAGTATGTTGTCAACACAGCTCTTGCTGGCGGTTCATTCACTATCGGTGGAACTGGTCTGGTAGCGGCTGAGGCTGACAACGATGCAATCACTGTCGGCAACAACTACACAGCGAACATCGCATTCCATCGTCGTGCTTTGGAATTAGCGGTTCGTGCGCCAGCAGTGCCAGAAGGCGGAGACATGGCAGACGATGCTATGACAGTCCAAGATCCAGTTTCAGGATTGGTATTCGAAGTTCGTGTTTACAAGGGCTATCGTAAGACCATGATCGAGGTTGCGGCTTCTTGGGGTGTTAAGGCGTGGAAGTCTGACTTCATCGCTACACTGGTCGGCTAAGACCACAACGGGAGCTACGGCTCCCGTTTTTACTGAAGCCCATTCATCCAAGCTGGTTCGGGTGAGTGGGTTTCACTAAAGGAGATTCAAATGGCAGAGACTAAAACAACAGCGAAAAAGGCTCCGGCTAAGAAGGCTACGGCTAAGAAGGCCACAGGATTAGTTAAGATGGTGCATGAGGATGGACGCAAAGCAGACGTACATCCAAGCATGGTCGATGCATACCGTTCAGGCGGTTACAGAGAGGCTTAAATCATGGCACTTGTCGTTGAAGATGGTTCTGTCGTAGCGGGCGCGAACACTTACGTTACGCTTGCTGAGTTCAAGGCATGGGCAGATGACCGTGGCATTACCTACGGCACAGATGCGGCAGTGACACAGCAAATCTATCGTGCGATGGATTATTTCGAGCGTTTGCAGTTCATCGGCAATAAGGCTAACGAAAATCAGCCTTTGCAGTGGCCTCGCACAGAAGCCTTAATCGATGGCTACTACGCAGACGCCACAGAAATCCCTGCGCCGGTCAAGACGGCACTCTATGAGTCGATCGTTGTTGAGGCCGCAGGAAATAGTGAGCTAGAAGTCCAAGATCGTAAGACGATCCGCGAAAAGATCGGCGATATCGAGGTTCAGTACGCTGATAACAGCGAGAATCGAAAGATCACTCCTGCATTGCAGTATTCGCTGAATAAGATCGTACAGCCGGCCTTTCAGGTATTGCGCGTATGAGCTTCAACTACACCGGACTGAAAAGCTCTGCTACGGCCTTGCTAACTAAGTTCGGTCGTCAGTTAACATTTACTCGCACCACCAAAGGCGCGTATTCGGCCGCAACCGGCAAGACATCAGATACGACAGCTACATTCGACAAGTATTGTTGCGTATTCGATTATCTAGCCTCTGAGGTCAACGGCGGAACTATCCAGCAAGGTGATCGTCGTATTCTGTCAGAGGCGCATGAGTACGAATTAAACGACTCAGTGAGCCTCGATGGAAAAATCTATCGAGTTATCAGCATCTCAGAGAATAAGCCGGCAGGCACTCTGATGAGCGTAGATTTACAGGTGAGATCATGAGCGTTGAAGATGACTTGATCAGAACGTCGATCAATTTCGCAGGCTTCCATGAGAAGGTTATTCGCGGAACGCTTCTCAGTTTCACCAGTCGAGTCATCAAAGAGACGCCGGTAGATACGGGCAGACTGCGCGGAAACTGGCAGGCTAGCTTGAATGTCCCTGAAAACGCGCCAGTAGAAAGAGTTCAGGCATCGCCAGAAGGCATCGCCAACTCAGATGCAAACTCTGCACTCAGCAACCTGAAGATCGGGGATATCTTCTGGTTCACCAATAACTTGCCATATGCGAGACGCATTGAGGAAGGTTATTCGTTGCAAGCTCCTCAGGGTATGCTACGTCGAAACGTGGCCTTATTAGCGAGTAAGTTCCGATGAGCACCATATTCAACGATATACAGGCCGCTTTGGATACTCGATTGGTTTCTATGTCCGGCGGGTATGCGATCGCTTTCCCTAACATTCCATACGAGCCAGAGGCCGGCACAACATATCTGAGGCCTACATTCCTTCCGGCCGATACAAGTCAGGCCGCATTAGGCGATAACGGAAAGGATATAACAGTCGGCATATATCAGGTTGATGTATTCAATCCGGCTGGCTCTGGCAGGACGTCCATACCAGATACTATTGCGGATCACTTCAAGCGCGGCACTAATCTGGCTTATAATGGCATAACATTGCGGATACAGTCGGTTTCGATTCTATCTGCTACGATTGATGGCTCATGGCAGATCGTGCCGGTATCCATCAGCTTTTACACATATACTGACGCGAGGTAACGCAAAATGGCTATCGCAAACGGCGCACAACACTCACTGCATTACATCGCAGAGAGTACCTATGGAACCACTCCGGCAACTCCAACTTGGACACCATTGCCGCACACAGGCACAACTCTGGCAATGTCGAAAGACGGCATCGAGTCTGAAAAGCTGAGAGGCGATCGTCAGGTTGAAGATTTCCGCCATGGCAACAAGTCAATCGGTGGTGATGTAACATCAGAGATGGAATATGGCGCATTTGACGACATCCTTGAAGCCGTCATGTGTGGCACTTGGGCAACCAATGTTCTGAAGTCTGGTACAACTCGACGCTCGTTTACGCTAGAGCGTAAGTTTGCTGACTTGGATACTCCTGAGTTTCATCGATATACAGGCGTAGAGTTCAACACTCTTTCGCTTTCTATCTCGCCAAACGCGATGGTCGGAGCTACATTCTCGGTCGTAGGCAAGGATTTATCATTGGCAACAGCTGAAGTAGCCTCGTCAACCTATTCGGCGGATATCGGCAACACGCCATTCGATTCATTCACTGGCTCAATCACTGAAGGCGGTTCATCTATCGCGACAGTCACTAGCTTGGAGATCACAATCGAAAACGGACTAGAGCCATTATTCTCAGTCGGCGCAGACACAACTAATCGTCCATCGATCGGTAAGTCTCGCGTGACAGGAAGCCTGACTACATATTTCGACAGTAAGGCTCTATACGAGAAATTCATCAACGAGACTGCATCTGAAATCGTCTGTACTCTGACTGATACAGCAGGGAATGACATTCAGATCGACATCCCTAACGTGAAGTACAACTCAGGCCAGCCGGATGTATCTGGTGAAGGTGCTGTGACAATCGCGATGGATTTCGTTGCTCTGTACAGCTCTAGCGATGCTTCACAGCTTGTGATTACACGCACACCGGCATAAACGTAAAGGAACCAGCAAACAATGGATATCAACAAGCTACAAACAGTAGGTGACCATGAGGAAGGCGCAGAATGTAATATTCTGTCGCCTGTTGATGGAATGCCAACAGATGTCTACATCAAGATCAAAGGCTCTGACTCCAAATCGTGGAGAAAGGCCAAGAAAGATCAGATGACCAAGATCATCGAGGCTCGTCAAAAAGACAAGATGGATCATCTCGATTACGAAGGAATGGATGCAGAGGCATTAGCCAGTGTCACCATTTCATGGAGAGGTATTACCAAGGATGGTAAGCCTTACGAGTTCAGCAAGGAAAATGCACTCAAGCTATACCAAGAGTCACCAGCAGTTTCTAGTCAGCTTCTTGGGTTTATTGAGCAAAGAGAGAATTTTACCGACGACTGATTGACGAGTTCGTCACTTATGGTCGGTGGTGCTTCTGGATCAATGGTTATCCTGAAGGCTCAAAGATCAGTCGATACGAAACTCTAAAGCAAGTCGAGAAGGCCAGAGGCGTATTACCGCCTGATTTGCAAAACGCGCCAAAGCTATCTGAATATCACTCAGACGTTTGGCAGACATATATCTTGCTGAAAGAGTATACTTACAGCGAGATAGAAAGTTATATGCGGGTCACGGGCTTCATACTTCATCAATGGGAAATTGAGGCCATAATGACTCTGAGCAGATACAGGGATCAAGAACCGATATGGCCACTGAATATGCAACCCTAGTCTTTAAGGCCGACACCAAAGAGCTTGGTCAGGCCTACAATCAGCTGAAGAAACTCAACCAGCAAGGCAAGATCACAGACAAAACCCTGAAATCGTTTGAAACTCAAATGAAGGGTATTCGTGGTGCGGCAGGCGATGCTAGCAAGGGACTCCAGAATATGGGTCGCGGTGCTGGTCAGGCCGGTGTTCAGATTCAGCAATTCGTAGGACAGGTTCAGGCCGGCACAAATCCAATGCTGGCTTTCTCACAGCAAGCGGCTGACTTAGGTATCGTCTTAGGCGCACCAATGCTCGGGGTGATTGCCGCGCTCGGTGCTTCACTCGGAATGGTTCTTCTGCCACAGTTATTTAAAGGCAGTCGAGCATTAGAGGATTTCGATGAGGTAGCCAAAGAGCTCGATATATCTCTCAGGACTGACGCTCCAGCCTTGTATGCGGCTCGCCTGAAGGAGCTAGAGAAAGCAGAGCGAGAAGCTAGAGAGGAGATACAAGAAAGCGAGCTCGCTCTAATCAAGAAACAGAAATTCTTAGCGATGCAACAAGGCTTCTACGATGCCAATACTATCTCAGCGAAGCGATTGGCGTTCTTCACGAAGCAGTATAACCAAGAAGAAACAGAGCTACTTGTAACGCTCGATCAGCAGAGAATTGCTTTGAAGGAGGCGATGACTGCAACCAGAGATTTTGCCACTGCGAAAACAGAAGCAGAGATAGCGGCTGAAAATCAAGCTGAAGGAATACGCCAACTCGTATTAGATCTGACTCTGCAAGAGCAGAAGCTGAGGATGAATGAGGTTGCATTTGCAGTCTATGAAGCGCAGTTAAAAGGCGCAAATGCGGCAGTTTCAGAATTCATCAGAACTACGATGATGAGCATCGAGGCTCTAAAAGAGCAAGAGAAAGCTAGCCAAGCAGCTGACAGGTTCCTAGAGAAGCTCGAAAAGCAAGCCGGAACATTCAAACTATCAAGGTCTGAAGCTTTGCTTCTTGAGTCTGCAACTCACAGTTTAAGCATTGCAGAACAAGAGCGAGTAGCGATCCTGATTCAGCAGATAGCGGCAGAAGAACAGCGCACAGAGAAAATGAAGCAAGCGCAGGCCGCGCAGAAAGAATTAGTGCAGATGGGTCTACTTGATGCTGAACGCGATGAAATCGATTCTTTGATGAGGCGAGAGCAGAAGCTAGAGGAGTTCAGAGCGAAAGATCTGATATCTGAACGGCAATACCAAGAGGCTAAAAAAAATCTTGAGCAAGAGATGCAAAAACAAGCAACTGATCAGCTTGGTAAAGGGTTGAATGATCTTGCTCAATACAATAAAACAGCATTTAAGGCGGCGAAAGCATATAACATCGCGAACGCCATCATGAACACTTATACAGGGGCAACCAAGGCTCTTGCGGCTTATCCGCCACCATATAACTTTATTGCGGCGGCTGGTGTTGTTATGTCCGGTATGGCGCAAGTTCAATCGATCAGATCACAGCAATATCAAGGTCGAGCTCTCGGCGGTCAAGTTCGTTCTGGCGAATCGTATGTTGTTGGTGAGAGAGGTCCAGAAGTTTTGACCATGGGTTCTGGTGGACGCATTACGCCAAACGATAAGCTCGGAGGCCAGCAACAGGTCGTTAATAAGGTGGCGAACGTGAATTTCCAGATCACCACAGTAGACGCTCGCGGGTTCGACAGTCTGTTACAATCGCGTAGAGGCCAGATTATCAATATGGTCAATACAGCGATGAACGATAAAGGCAGGAGAGGCGTAGTCTAATGGCTGGCACATATCCAACCACACCAGAGTTTCAGGCAATCAATCTCGAATCACGCCACAACAACGTGATGTCTGAAACTGTCTCAGGCCGGATGCAAGTTCGCACGTTAGGCGGGCAGAGATGGTCGTTTACTGCAAAATATAATCCAATGACTCGCGAGGAGTTTCAGCCTGTCTTTGCGTTCGTGATGAGCCAGCAGGGTCGATTCGGCACGTTTACTATCGTACCGCCAGTGATCGGTGATGCTAGTGGTGACGTATCCGGTACGGCTTTGGTCAATGCGACAACAGCGGCAGGAGCTACATCTGTTGCGATGGACGGGATTACAGGCACGATCAAGGCTGGAGATTTCATTAAGTTCGCTAGTCATTCTAAAGTCTACATGGTCACGGCTGATCGGGCGGGTGCGGGAAGCGTATCTATCGAGCCTCCATTGGTATCCGGCGTCACCGACAACGAAGCAATTACATACGACAGTGTTCCATTCTTGATGCGCCTAGCTAACGATGTGCAGTCGTACAATCTTGCATCAAACGAATACTACGAATACGAACTGGATATGATTGAGGTGCTTTAATGCCACGCACCGTCAACGCATCAACACTGACTGCCCTACAAGCTGACTCGGTACGTCTTGCTCACTTGGTACGGATTGGATTCGATACAGAGCTTTTCCTGACCGATTACGGCCATCAGATCACCTATGACTCTAATGATTACTTAGCCGCATCACACTTTCTGAGCTTAGGCACATCACAAGAGACTCAGGATTTGCGTGTAGGATCGTTAAGTTTAAGCATTTCAGCAGTCGATCAGTCGTATGTCTCGATCTTCTTGAATCAGGAATATGTGAATCGTCGAGTTAGAATCTGGCTTGCTGTACTAGACAGCAGTGCGGCTATCGTCGGCGATCCGATCAAGACATTCGATGGCGAGATTGTCGGCTACTCGCTCCAGAACTCCGCAGATTCGGCAGTCATCAATATGGAGATGGCATCGCATTGGTCTGACTTTGAACGGAAGAATGGTAGATTCACCAATCAGAACAGCCAGCAATACTATTTCCCTAGCGACACTGGTATGCGCTTTGCGGCAGAGTCGATCAAAGACATCAAGTGGGGTAAAGCCTGATGGGTTGGTTCAGTAATTTCATCAAGAACCCTATCGGAACGGTCAAAGATACTGTCAGTGATGTCGTCGATACCGTTGTTGATGTAGTCGAGGACGTAGTTGATCTAGCCGTTGATATTGTTGGCGACATTATCTCTTGGGTCATCGATATTCCAGATGTACCGGATATAGATCAAGACGCTCAATCTGTACTGGTCAACAAGAACTCGAATATCGCTCAAATCCCTGTCGTTTACGGCACACGAAAGATGGGCGGAACTAGAGTATTCGTTGAAACGTCAGGGGCGGAAAACAAATATCTCTACATCTGTCTGGTGCTTTGTGAAGGTGAAATCGATTCGATTGGAGAGATTTACATCAACGATGAAGCTCTTACCGGCTCTGCTTACGCTCCATACGTCACAGTAGATAAGAAACTCGGTACGGATAGCCAGACTGCATCGACTGTCCTGACAGCCGCGCCATCATGGAGTTCTACGGATACTCTTTCTGGCATCGCTTATCTAGGTATACGGCTAGAGTTTAATCAGGATGTATTCAGCTCGATTCCGAATATCAACGCGATTGTTAATGGCAGGAAAATATACGATCCGCGCACAGCAACGACAGCTCTTTCATCGAATCCGGCACTCTGTCTCAGGGACTACCTGACAGACACTCGATACGGCAAAGGATTAGACACATCATTGATAGACGATACATCAATATCGTCTGCCGCAAATGCCTGTGATACTGATGTGACTAACTACGATGGCTCAGGCGAGACAGTGAAGCGATTCTCATGCAATGCAGTCATCAATACAGACAGAAAGATATTCGATAACGTCAAAATCCTGCTGACTGGTATGCAGGGGATGATGCCTTACCAGAACGGCACATACCGCCTTGTCATTGAGGACGACTATGACAGCACGTTCGATTTCGACACAGACAACATCATCTCAGGGTTCAAGATTCAAGGCTCGACTAAAGATCGGAAGTACAATAGGGTCACAGCTAAGTTCGTAAATCCTGATGCTAACTGGCAAGCAGACGCAGTGATCTGGCCTGAACCTGATTCATCGGACTACACCACATTCTTAACAGAGGACAACAACAAGCCTCTGGAGACTGAAATCGATCTGAACTGCACCACAAGCTATTATCAGGCTCGTAACATCGCTAAAACGCTTTGCCTAGCCTCGCGTAAGGCAGGACTGCAAATATCGTTTGTGGCGACTCCTGATGCGCTTAAATGCTCTGTCGGTGACATCGTGACGGTCACGCATCCAACTCCTGCATGGTCGAGCAAGGAATTTCGGATTGTCGCACTCAGCATCAACTACGATGCAACGGTCAATGTGAGCCTCGCTGAACACAATGCGACTGTCTATCCTTGGGTTTCCGATAAAGAAGAGCCAGCTTCATTTGCGTCAAATCTACCTGATCCATTAACGGTAGCGGCTCCTGTCCTGACAGTAACGGATGAGGTAAGGGTTCATAACGAGGAAGCTATCTCGTTCCTGATTGCCAATGTATCGAGTACGGATCAGTTTACAGAGCGATTCGAGGTTCAATCTCGGTTAGAAGGCGAGACAAACTTTGTCACGATGGGTCAGGCTGGCGGTGGTCAGTTTGAACAGGTAAACATCGAGGATGGTCGCGTTTACACAGTCAGAGCTAGAGCGATCAACTCATTAGGCGTTCGCTCTGCATGGACATCAATAGATCATCAGGTAGTCGGTAAGACAGCTCCGCCATCAGATGTGACTGGATTGACCGGAAACTTAATCGGAAACCAGTATTTCCTAAGCTGGAACGCCGTACCTGATGCTGACTTATCGCATTACCGTGTACGGTTTGCGGCAGAAGATGCCTCGCCTACCTATCAGAATGCAAACCCATTGGTTGATAAAGTATCCCGTCCTGCTACTTCTGTGTTCGTTCCTGCGCGGAATGGAACGTATTTCGTTAAGGCAATCGATAAGCTAGGTCTGGCATCTGAGAATCCGGCCACTGTGGTACTTAGTTCAAACATCGATGAATTGGATAACTTCACTGGAATTCAGACTATCAATGAGCATCCTGACTTCAACGGCACGTTCGATGATGTAGTCGAAAACGATGCAGAAGATCGTTTGGTACTGGATACCTCGATCCTTTTTGATGCAGTTACAGGAGACTTTGATGACGCTCTTGGCCTGTTTGATGCGGGTTCAGGTAACGTCGATGCGGAAGGATTCTACTATTTCGGAAACGATGTAGACCTCGGTGCAACCTATCTCGTCAGAGCGACAGCAATCGTCAAATCTGTACGGGTAGACTATGTAAACCTGTTCGATTCATCTGAAGGCTTATTCGATGATCGTCAGGGTACATTCGATGGTGACGTAAACGCATTCGATGACGTAGGTGTAGAGGTACAGGCTCGATTCACCACGGATGATCCTGCTGGCACTCCTACATGGTCTGATTGGCAGACGTTCCAAGTCTCAGACTTCAAGGCGAGAGGATTAGAGTTCAGATGCCGGATGACTACGACAGACGATCAGGCAACTCCAGCAGTCTCATTCTTATCGGTTCAATTAGATATGGGCGACAGGACAGAATCAGGCGATGATGTGGTATCTGGAGCTGGCGCAAAGGTCATCACATTCAATAAGGCATTCCAAGCAACTCCTGCTATCGGCATTGGCGCACAGGATTTACAGACAGGTGATTACTACACACTGTCGTCAAAAAGCCGTACAGGGTTTACAATTACATTCTATAACAGCAGTGATACTGCTATTAGCCGCACGTTTGACTATGTGGCGAAAGGATACGGACGCGAGGTAACGTAATGAGCCAAAATGATTTCACCATAGCCAATCAGGGCTTTCCGGCATTTCGGGCAGACCTAAACTCTGCTTTACAAGCGTTAGCCTCGCTCAGTGCAGGAGCGACAGAGCCTAGCACTACCTTTGCTTATCAACTCTGGTACGACAGCACTACCGACATCCTGAAGGTTCGTAATGCGGATAATGACGCATGGATCAACCTGTTCAACTTTGACCAAGCGACAGACACAGTATCGGTCGAAGGTACTGATCTAGTAGACGACACCACTCCTCAGTTAGGCGGTGATCTGGCATCTAACGGAAACGATATTCTGTTTGCTGACAACGACAAAGCCATCTTTGGTACGGGGTCGGATTTACAGATTTATCACGATGGCACTAACAGCCAGATTAGAGATTTAGGTACTGGTGACTTATATATTCAAGCAAGTGCGGCTGTCAGCTTCACAAATACTAATGCATCTGAAACCTATGCTGTTTTGAATGAAAATGGTGCAGTATCCCTTTACTACGACAACTCCGCCAAATTCGCCACAGCATCAGCAGGAGTCGCTGTCACTGGACGAGCAACTGGTACGCTGACCACAGACAACGATCTGTCATTCGACATGAACGCATCTAACTACTTCAAATGCACACCAACAGGCACAGGTACGCTGACGTTCACGAACATTACAGCCGGACAGTCTGGCAATATCTGGCTAGACAACTCTGGCGGCCACACTATCTCAGCCGCCGCTACCACATACATTGCCAGTGCAGACCTCACTACCATCTCAACAGCAGGTGTTTACTTCCTGTCGTACTACTCTGATGGTACGAACGTGATGGTCAGTGCGAC